CTTTCAGCGTCAGCGACATCACCCATATCACTTAAATCTTGTATACTCTTTTCAATCTCGTTTAACTTAGATGTCAATCGTCTTTCTAAATCTTTTATTTCGCCTGGTTTCAATTCAGACAATTCATCATAGTCGATTATATCTCTTTTCAGTTCGCCTTTGACAACATCAATCTCTTGGACTTTTCTTTCAAAGTCTTTTAGATATAGATTTATATCGAACTTGAAATCTTCTGGTCGTTTGACAAACTTCTGATTCTTAATATCGAACACAGCATCAGCCTTAGCATTCTGAGAATCGTAAGTTTCTTCGTCTGTGATGAAGTAATAGTTGACAGGATGTTTTGTATTAGGTATTTCTTTACCTTGAATGTTGTCAGGGTTCTTAACAGACAGATATTTTTTAGAAAGTCTTACTCGTTCTTCTTCTCTTTTTTCAACAGGCACATCAAACAAAACATTGATGTCTAAGTCAGCATCATTTCTGTATCTGTGTGTAAGTATAGAACCAATCAAAGTATATTTCAACACAGGATATTCTTTTTCAAATTCTGCCAACTGGTCCTCAATCATCTTAATTACAGATGGTTTGATTACAGGGTTAGATGTATCCTCTTTATCAAAGACCATAGGAGCATATGTGCTTCTAGGGATATCAATTATCGATTCTTTGAATGTGTGAAATGATTTCATTTATTTCTTCTTACTATATGCTTGTGAACCAAAAAAGGCAGCAACAATACCAGCAACTGCGACAAAATATGTAGCCGCCATATCACCAAGTATCTTACTTGCCGAATCTAAACCTGCCAGAACAGCAAGTACAACCGCAAATGGATATAATAATAATCCTGCTAATGCAAACCAAGTCATTGTTCTTTGTGCATCACGCATTGCATCCGCATCTTCGAGTTCTTTTCTTTTGAACTCCATGTACATCTCGTGTTCTTCTTTACTTACTGTGCCATCGCCGTTTGTGTCAGCGGGATGAAATGTAGTAGTTTTCTTTTCTTCTTCTGCCATTTGATTATCCTTTAACCCAGGACTTAGACATTGTAAAATTTGCACGACTGAATTCTAGTCTGTCTACAAGTTTTACAGCACCGCCTTGTTTGATTGCTACATACCCTTCAGGGTTTGTAACTTTAAATCCGTCCTTTGTTCTTAGGAAAGAACCGATACTCTGTATATTATTTAATTTTCTCATCAACACAGCCTTTGCGGACTGAAGTGTTATGTATGTTGCAATAGCGAAATATAAACCTTCTCTATCTGCTCTCAATATTCTCATGCCAACTTCTCGTATTTCTTCATACTTTTGTTTAGTTGACTCTTGTTTCTTACTATCAATTTCTTTTTGTATTTTCTGTTTGAAATATACTTCAAAGTTATTTGCTAATGCTTTTGTATTTGCAATTGGTGTACCTTCTCTAATGTAAGTGTTGAAAAATGTTTTCAACTGAACACCCAATGACAATGTGTTTTTATCTTTCTTAATCTTGTCAATAAATTTACCAGCCTTATATGCTGAACCTTCTGACATTCTAATAATGTTATCAAATGCAATTGCTTCTGCCCTAGTAAAACCAGGGTTCGTTTGTTTATACATTGCATCATCAAAGAATACATCTTTGTTACTTTTTAGATTACTAACACTTGCACCGAAACTAGCACTCAATCCTTTAATTGTTTTGCCAGAGTATGATGTGTGAAATATAATGCCAATCTTTGCTTTGTTAATTCTAGTGTAAAGAGAACTACCTAATAGTCCAGTCTTAACAATAGGTACAGCATATGATATAGTATTTGGTGTAAAGACAATTGAGTCTTGGCCATCTACTTTTGCACGACTCTTATCGCCACTAGTGAACAATAAGTCACCTTGTAGTATGCCTTTAATACCTAACTTTGGAAAATATTTTAGTGCGACAGTTAATTTGTCTGCCAATGCACCACCATGATTTCTCTTAATGTCTGCGTTTGTGTAATTAATTTTTGGAGTTGCGTTGAATAACGACTTGGTTGCAACAAAGAACTTGCCGTTCTCTGGATTCGTACCACAGAATATAGCAGGTGCACCATCCCACTTAACTGAAATCTGTGAGGCACCTTCGGCGCCTTGTAACATATCTTTGATAGATTTTAGAAACTCAATTGCCGTTGTGGCGCCTTTACTTCCATTATTGATAATCTCATCTTCCAGATGTTCCAGATGTGTGTTTTTATCCTCTACAATGTAGTCTTGAAATCCTTGCATTTACACTTGTTCCATTAATTTAATTTACTTAATTATTTATAATATAAGGCTATTATACACTAAATAAAAAGTCTGTGTTGGCGTTAGGTGTCGAAATATTCAACTTAGATTGAATTGAATTCAACTAGATATAAGTGAAATCGCCCATAATACGAGTAGGATACCCATCAGTTCCTTGTGTATCTCTTATGTTTATTTTAAAAGTATACTTTGGTGTTTTGACTTCAATGTCAACTCGTTTACCTTTACCAGATTTACCGCCATAATATACAGTACAACTTTTAGGTGTTGCAGCTGACTTCATATAGTTCTGGTCTATCTCAAAAACTTTTGTTTCACGAGCATTAATTTTATGAACAACTGTAAAGCCATATCCTATCCCTGATTGTAAAAATGATTCTAAATACCTTTTATTAACTTTACTAAAAGTATCTGTGATAACTCCTTTCTCAAGTGTACCGTTAAATATTTCACAAAAAGTTGTGTCATCTACTCCAAACATCTGTAGAAGTTTTAGTCCGTCTTTATTTGAAATTGAACCTGTTTGAATGTCCGCCTTTGTTAATATTGTTTTGATGCCTACATTAAAGAATGTTGTAGTGCCGCCTAATTTCAAACTAAGATATGCAACAACATTTCTTCTGTTTGCTTTAAATTCGGTTTTTGCTTCGTGTAGTGTTAGGTCAGTAACGGCTGCCCCAATATCTAAAGAGCCTGTAGGAGATGTGATATATGGGCCTGGTGTAAACTTCAAAGGCCTTTTAGTATTCTGAGCACCTTCTTCTTTTACTATTAGGTGGTTTAAATTTTCAAAGTCATGCAACTTTGCTAATTCGGCTACTGCATCATTTAAACCAACATCCGCTGTAGTTTTCTGCTCATCCCAAAGACCTCTAACTGCATTAGCAAAAGTATTCTCATATAAATTACCTCGGTTCTTAACACCTCTGTTGCCAGAAGAACCTGCACCAAACTTTATTTTTATTTCAGATAAATTTGCACCTTTAACAATATCATTTATCTCTATCATTCCCTGTAGTTCTCTACTGACATTGACTTTGCTCAAAATCTTAACATCTATATTAATAGGTGTTTCTATTTGTTTGAATTTATCTTTTAGAAATGTATAGAGCTGAACAATATCTGCTGCCTTAGTAGGTGCATTTGAACAGTTCTTTATAATCTCTGCTGTTGATTTTGGGAATAGTGTATATGCCATTGTTCTCTCCGTATACTGCTATTTATACAGTAGTCGGGAGAGAAAGTCAAGCGTTATTCCACTTCTGTGAATTCTGTTTCGTCAGGTTTTGGGGCACCAAGAGTTGTGCCTTTGAATACTAATGATACACGGAACTTTTTGTTCTCAACTGCCCTTGCGACATGAGGTAGTCTTGCATCAAGGACTACATAACGACCTGGTTTAGGCCAATAAGATTTACTAACTTCAACATCATTTTCTCTTGGTCGACCAAACCCAAAAGGTGTGTTGAGTGCCATTGCTTTCATTTCATCAGTAATGTTTGGCGTCCATATTTCTAAGGCACCACCATCTTCTGGTGTCATGTCAGGAGTTAGATATACGATTACAGTATGTTGATTACTAGTCCAACCATCAACATGAATACCACCTGATTGGTGTGGTCCATGTCCATTTAGATAATGTCTAATGAGTTTCAGTCCAGGATTAACCTTACCCCAAATCTCTTGAACCCAATCTTGTTCTATCTTATAATCAACTCGTTCAGTATCACTACCGCCAAGAGAGATGTGTTTATATCCAACACGATTTTTATCTGATTTCATATCGGGAGTTGAATACCATTCGTTCTCCCAATCCATACTCATGGCAATGTCGTAATACTTTTGAATCTGCTCTGGTGTAAAAGTACCATCTCGCACATCAAAAGTACTAGACCAATCGCCATCAGCACTTGCGCCAAACATTATTCGTCTGGTGAACCTACATCAGCGGCTTCAGTTGGTGCTTCTGCATCATCATCAGTAGGCAGATTATCTTTAATAAACTTACTGTGATGTTGTGCTATGATTTGATGATTCAAAACCTCTGCTTGTAATTGTGCAATCTGTTGATTTGAGTTTTGCACTTGCAGAATAGAGTTCTTAACATTATTGTCAAGTGTTGCTTCATCATACTCTTTGCCGTCAATTGTTATTGCCATTTGTTTCTCCTGTGTTATATTTTAAAATCTGAGTACTCACCAATCTTCTGCGTGAATTTACTCGTTATTGATGTGTCGGGTTGACCACTACCAACTAAGTCAGTCTGAGCATGCTGTTCTACATCATACAAACGCATCTTAGACCTGTCAACGCCAATGATAAACTTTCGATTTATCGTTGGGTCATTGTATCGATTCTTCAACTGTTTAACCATTATCTGATTCTTTTCTTCTAGTTCTTCAGATGAGATTAACGCAAACATAAAGTCTGCCGTTGCAGGCAAACCAAATGATTCTGAAGTATCTTCAAGACCAACATCACTACTTACAAAACCACTTCGTGTAGTTTGTGTTGCAGAGAATATTGGAATGTCTTGTTCTACAGCAAGGCCTCTGAGTTCTTCTGCGATTGCCTTGATGTATGTATATGAGTTCACATTAGCGCCTGCCTTGAATCTTGACGAAGCACAAATGTTTAGATAGTCAATGAAAACAATATCTGGTTTGAAAGACTTCTTCATTGCAAGTTCACTCAATAGATTTTTGAAATGTGCAACAGAAGCCGAAGCAGTAGGATATTCTTTTACAATGAGTTGACCAGTTGTTTTCTTTTGTAACTTGTTAATCTTTGTTTCATACATCTTGTACGGCAGTTCTTCTAAATCACTCATGCCGACATTCAATAGATTAGCATCAACTCGTTCTGCGATTCTTTCTTCTGCCATTTCCATTGTGATATACAATACATTTTTGCCTTGAAGCAAAACAGACGAAGCAAGGTGAGTCATAAACATGGTCTTACCAACACCAGTACCTGCAAGACAGATGTTCAAAGTCTTAGATGGAATGCCACCTCGTGTAATCTTGTTGAAGAAATCTAAATCAAGTTCAAGTCTTTCTTCTTTTCGATTGTAATAATCAAATCGTTCTTTTGATTCAAGTAGATAATCATGCCCTACTTTCTGGTCAAACGATACAGATAATGCCTCTGATAACATCTCTGGCAAATATTCTGGTGTATGTTCTTTATCTTTGCCATCAATAATTTGAATGCCCCCTAGAATTGCATTATGAATCGCACGGTCTTTACACCATGTTTCTGTTGTTTCAACTAGCCAATCTAAGTTGATTGGTTCTGGATTGAGTTCAGCAATAATGCCTGTGAGTTTCTTATACTCATCTTCGGTAATGCCTTTGTTCGTGTTAATTTCAATCGATAGAGATTCTTTTGTCGGTAGATTATTATACTTGTTGACAAACTTGTAAATCTCTGTGAACAATAACTTTTCTAATCTATCGACAAAGTATTCTTCTTTGATAAAAGGTAAGACCTTTCGACAATATTCTTCATTGTGGATTAGATTTCTAATCGCTGTTGTTTCAATTCTTTCGCTCATGCAATCTCGTTTAATTTAATCTGTACATTATACATCAATCATCATCTAAAGTCAAGCCTTCTTCTTCTCGTTCTTTCATTTTTTCATCTAACAATATAACCAATATATCACCAATGTGATTAATAAATTCTTGACTGTCTGTGTCGGCCTCAATTCTATTTTCTATGACTGTATAATCAAACTTCATAGGTAATGCACCATTGATTGCCTCAGATTCAGGTGCGAATCCTACATTACCATAATGATAAACTATACTTGCGAATGGACCACTAATGAGCTTTAGGGCTGTAAAGTCCTCACCTTCTTTTTCTACAAAGACATAATCGTCTTGGTGTTTAGGCGTTGTTGTCTTGTGTGGTTTCGGGAACTGATTCTTCGACTTCTTCAATTGCATCTCCATATTTAAATTCTTTTCCACAAACAGCATCTAACTGTTCAAGTATTTCGGGTGTGAAATACTTTTCGGGATTATTATTTATAGTCTTACCAAAAGTCTTAGTACCATCTGGCAACTCAACTCTTGTAGATACTGATTTGAATATACCATGTTTCAATGCCAGTTCTAATAGACCATAATATCTATCTAAACCTTTGTCGTAAGTCAAGCGAACATCAACCATCTTATTCTCTCTGGTCAATCTTGACTTATGATTCTTACAATGAATGATGTTACCAATGATTTCAGTACCATCTTTTTCTTTGCGTTTAGAAAGATAGACAATGCTACTAGCGGCATATTTCAATCCTGACCCACCACCCATCTCTTTCTGTGGGAACATACTGCCCACCACATCATAAGTATGGTTTGTTATAATAAGGGGAACGGCTGCTTTCCCTAACTTTAAGGTGAGTACTCGAAAGGCGGCTTTTACAATTTGTGCCCTTGTCATATCTTTTGTTTCTTTACCTGCTTGTGTATCTTCCATCTCTTTCGTAGTCGATAACATACCTAGAGAATCTAACACAAGTAGTATTGGTTTTCTTTCTGACTTCTTTTGTTCAATGTATTTGTCTAATACAGTAATTGCTTGATGTCTGAATTCTTGCACAGTTGTAACTGGCATAACGACCATACGGCTACTGTCGATATCTCTTTCTTCAATCAAGTCTTTTGTAATTGCTGACTCACTCTCAAAGAATATTACACCGCCGTCTGGATTCTGGTCGAGAAAGTTCTTACACATGCCAAGTACAAAGAATGTTTTACCCGTTGCACTTTCGCCGGCGATTGCAGTAATCTTGTTTGATGGTAGACCTCTGTGAATACTACCACCTAGTAACGCATTAAAAATATACGAACCTGTATCAATAAAATCGTTCACATCGCCTGTTGAACCATCTGATACTAGACTTGCATATTCGTTACCTGTTTCTTTAATTATATCTTTTAAAAAATCACTCATGTTTTTAACTCCACTTTGTATTCATGTTTATATGTTGGGTTATCATTTCTTCTTTTGTATCTCAATGCCCAATCTGTTTCTCTTGCAAACCCGCCAGGAAACCAATCACTCATTATTTCCTGAAAGTGCCATTCTGCATCTGGTTCTGTTTTTAGTCGTCTGTGTATGATTAACATAGTTGTATTATACTCTTTTTAGTCAGGTTTGTCAAGCTCTTTCTTCACTCTTTCCAGAAGTTCTAAAACCCTAGTTCTATATCCGAAACCAAGCATTGATGCTTTTTGTCCATCTTTATATGGCGGTTCTTTATTCCAATCTGTATATTGTTTAGATGTTAAATCAATTAATTTGCCAGCATTGTCAACTGCCCACCAATGCCATATATCTTGTTGGTCTTGAGCTCGATAAAGCTTTAGTTCTTTTGTTGTAAAAACTTTCTGTAAACAAGCCGCTGCCGTATGGCAATGACCGAACATAGGATTAACAGAATTGCGTTGACGCCATTTAACAGGAATCAAATCTGGTGTCAGATTCTTTACAATCAAATCAGAAACTAGTTTTAAGTTTTGTTCGTTATATTCTATCATCTGATAATATCTATATTACTATCTGGCGTCCATACTTCTAAATCGTTTCTTAATCTATCTTGCTCTTTAAGTTTGTTGTATCTTTTAGTGGCATTTTTTCTCCACCATTCTATTAACTCAGCACTATAATATCTATCAAAGTTTGGCGCTTTAACTATTTCATTTGTTTTACCATTAACAATATCTATGTAGTTCTCAATGCCATAATTAGAAACATAATATCTTTTTCGTTCAGTCAACTTTTTGGCATTTGTGATTGTGGTTTTAAATTTATCTAAATCATCACCATCTAAAGTCTTTTTTATCATACCAATGATAGCATTTATTATCTTTAGTTTTCTACTTGAAGCATCTGGTTTAATAAACACGCCAATTTTATCTTCAACATAGTTCAATAAATCTTTAAATGGTTTGCCATGTATCATAGGAATAAAATCACTATCAGTCAGTCCTCTGTTTCTTAACATGGGTTTCATGCCATCATATTGACTTGCGGCTTTAGAACTGCCATACAAACTTGTGGTTTCAAACATACACAAATTCATGCCATATTTTTTATTTAGTTTTTCTCTAACTTCGTGTGAACAACACAAAGCTGCCAACAATTTACCACCAAGATAATTATAACCAAATGGTTGTGTTGGCACAATAACGAAGCCCATGATAGCAGTCTTGTTGAAATTAACTAACTCTGGAACATTACCCAGCAGTTGGTTTCTAGGTTTCATATTGATAACTGGAGAACCAAATCTCATAAAACCAACAAACTTATTTGTTTTCTTTTCTTTGACGGCCAACTTTAATGCCTTGCCTGGAATACTCACCATATTACTATGACTTGAAATCATATTGATACAGGTATCCCATGTATGATTATCTAGTTCAAGGACTTCTAAGTCCATATCTTCTGGCGACATAGTGAAATCATCAAACATATCAGCATCAAAGCCCATGCCTGGAAGTGATTGTGGTATAGAATCAATCTGTGCCATTTTCTGGTCACGCATGTATTCATCTATACGAGTGAACTGGTCAAAATAATTTGAAAATGTGTCTGCACAATATTGTGCTTCTTCTCTACTCAATGTCTGCATTTCTATTCCTTAAAACAATTGACTGATACCATTTCATTAACCATATCGCCTTTTGTGGGTGATGCTCGGGGTCTGGTAGTTCGTCTTTAAAATACTTCATAAAATCTTTTAGCTCTTCGTCTGTCATTAGAAAAAATCATCTAGTGTTGATTGTCGTTCAAAACTCCAGTCGATTGCATTGACAATAAATCTTAGTGGGTCTAAGAAAGACTTTTCAAATTGTGTGTCATAATCAATATATCTGTGCAAGTCAAATTCTTTTGGCAAAGTGCCGACAAAAGATATAATGTTTTCTCTCAACGGATTAGGCTCTTTCAATTGAACAAACTTAATCTTATCGCCATCATTGATTGATTCATACTTCTTTAACTTGTGTTTCTTCAATAGATTGTTATACAATAAAGCACCACGAACATGCATCGGTGTACCTTTCTGATAGATGTCAGTTGTTGAAGAATACTTTCTTAAATTATTACAAGAGCGAGGATAAGCAATTGCTTCTGGCGACAACTTCTTAAACTCATTTCTGAAATCATCTATAAACTGAATCAAACTAGATTCGTCTTGATTCATTATCACACTCAACGCCTCTTTAATCTTCACACGACATGGGGCAGGTGTAGAACTTTTGACTGCTTCGATGCCCATGATTTTTAGTTTAGGCTGTTTCAGTTCAACGCCTTCATCATTGTAAACATTTAAGATATATCTTTTCTTTGCAGTCCAGATGCCTTTGTTTGCAATCACTTCTCGTTTCATAATCATCTTTTGCTCATATGCATGTACATATTTAGCAAGTTTGTCAAACGACTTATCAATCTGTGGCTGTATTGTTTCATTGCAAAACTTATCCATCACTTTCACAATCTTTCTCGTGTCGGACTTGTCTTTGAATATTGCGTTTACAACTTCACCCAATCGAATGTAAATAGAGTCTGTGTCAGAGGCAATAACATATGTTACATTCTTTGTCTTTAACAACTTGTTTAGAAACTCATTCACATCTCTTTCAATCCAGCGAATTGTCAACTGGCCTGCCATTGTAATACCTTCTGCATGTCGAACATCAAAGTATCGAAAATACTGATTGCCGATTGCACCATAGGCACTATTCAATGAAAGTTTTCTTGCAAGTTGAATGTTGTGATTCTTTGCAATCTCAAACTCATACTTCTTATCGCCAGTTTGTTGAAACATCTTTTGTGCTTCAATCATTTTCTTTTTATAGACAACTCGTTCTTGATATAGAGTATCCATTATCTCGGGCAGAAAACCTCGTTTGTCAGTTCTAAACTGAGCGCCATTTGGCGTTATAGTTCGATTGTCAAGGTCAGATAAATCAGTCTTTTGATTTAACATGTTTTCAACATTCACACGATTAGGCTCAAACCCAACCATTGTTTCAGGCGAGATATTGTATTGCATAATCAAATGTGGATATAGACTGTTCAAGTCAAAACTACAAACCCAATCGTGAAAACCAACAACAGGGTCCTTTACATATGCACCTTCATAACCACCAGATGTTTTAGATTCTTGTATGGCAGGTGGCACAATATTCTTTGAACGCAAGTGATGATAGATAATACAATCCCATATTCTTACTTGACCAAACACATCTTGATAGTTGACTTTTGCTTCATAAGCCATAGTCAGAAACAAAGCAATGAGTTGCATCTTATCTTCTAGCTTGTCAACGAGTTCAACATCTTGTATATTGTATTCAACAAATCGTTG